GAATAAAAGTCGATATGATTGTTCTGAACCACGAGAACGATATAGGTCTTTAATGTGTTTTGCAAGAAGTGGTTTGTTCGCAATCATATCTCGTGGAATCGAGTTCATGATTTCACGATGAAAATATTCAAAATACTTATCAGGTGATGTATCGATATCTTGATAGGAAAGCAAACTCTTTGTCGTATCAATTACATTATTTGCTTGTTCCGTCCACTCGTAGTATGCTTTTATGAACGCAACAAGATTTGGACCCTCATCTCTTACGAACTGAGGAAACTGTTGCTCTACGAGATTGGATATCTTTTTATCTGTAGACATTAATAAACGACCGGATATAGACCTGAATCAATTACGTTAGTTGTCACACCAGAAGTAGTTGCTGTGACTGTTTGTGCTGTCACTACCGTCGTTGCATCATCAACAACAGTAACTCTTGCGTTTGCAATTAAAAGAATCTGATTTCGAATTGCTTTAATGTTATTATCTGCTGGATCAGCAAAAATACTTAGATAACTACCAGAATAAGCCGTAGGAGCAAATGAGTTAAGAGTTACAAGACCAGTTTGATAGTTTACAGTTCCTGCTGTCTCATCTAGATATACTGTTGTATTTGGTAACTGAATATAATAGATTCGAATATTACCATTACCATCATCATCTAGATAACATGTCTTTCCTTGATATGTAAACGTACTTGAACTAATCGCAAACCGATGCCCTGTGTGTGGATTATTAATTGCGTTATTAAAGGAAATGTTATATGTCGATGCTGCTGTGACAGAAGGATTGAATCTCTTTTCCATAACTATCGTGGTATTGTTACTCTTAATAGAGTTATCAGCATTATCAATCGCTGATGAAAACTTAGAATATCTAAATGTTGGATTCTCAAACACACCAAGATTATCATCTTCAAACTTTTCGATTGCATTAACAACCTTTGTCTGAACCGCAGTTGCAGATAGAGTTGTCAGAGAAGAATCCATATTGACTGTGGTTGTTGGTCTGATGTAAAGATAAGTAGCATTAACAAATTCTGGATCGATTGATAAGACGTTATATTTTTTCAGTTGTGTCTTAATAGCATCTTTTCTATCAGAAGAAATAATCGTGCCACCAATCGGTTTAATCGATATAAACACCTTACCATAAATGGCTGGTGTGTTTTGTTCTCCACCCCATACTGATACAGACTCAATATCACCATTGTTGTTTAGAATGATCTGTTTATAGTCACCAGCAAGAACAGCACGATTCTGTGTCTCGAAGTTCTTTGGAGCATTGAACTGAATCGATGTAACTGATTCAATACTTGATCCACCAGATGTTGCTGAGTTTACAAGAACAGAGAATGTTGACTCACCACCAATCGTTGATGGGTTTGTAAATGTAGAAATATCGTTACCATCTTCACCATTACATACACGATAACTAATGATAACAATATTACCGTTTGTTGGTGTTTTACCTAATACATTATCCCCGAAATAGATTTCAAACTGCGAGTCTTCTGTTTCTTGTAAAAAGTAAACTGGTGATGTTGCAGTAACTTCAGTGATATCATTGGCAAGAGTATACGTTGTTGATGAAGTATCAACAGCAGATTCTTGAATAGTAACTGTAATAGATGTTGTATCAACGTTTTCATTGGGAAGAACATAACGAACAGGATTACTTGTGTCAACTGTCCAACGATTTGTAAGTGGTCGACCTTCTACGATTGAAATCGTACCAGTGTAGTTAGCAGCAGAGGAAAAAGTATACTCTTGTGGTGTTACAAACTTATAGATGATACCATCGACTGTAGCAGACCATTCTGTGTTTTTCGCAATCGTAATAGAGGCTGGTGAACCCACAGGTGTTACTGAAATATCAAGTGTTGTAGATGCTCCACGAGCAGAACGTGGCGTGTATCCAATCGCCTTTGCTCTTGAAACAACACTGTCCCGTAACTGAGCGGAGTCAAGAAACATTTCGTTACCGACCATGCTTGTATAGTAAGCATTCTGGTAAGTGTTATACGCTAAGATATCCAATAACAGACTGACGGTTGAACCTTCAAAGTTATAATCAAGAAACTCTGGCTTTCCGCTGATATAACCTTTCAACGATGTTTTAATATCATCGAAATCTAATTCTGTTACACTGATAGTCGATTCGGGCATTTATCGAACCCTTTCTAATAGAACATTGACTACAATTGGTTCTGGATCATTAGCGACTCTAAACCGTATTGTGACGTTTAAGGCATTTGAGTCTTGATTTGCAGATGTCTTAATATCGTCAATGATTGCTCTTGGTTCATAGTTATCTAATACTTGACGAATGTTCTTTGATATGTTATACTCTGTAAGAGGATCCATATTTTCAAACAATTGAGAAAGAACATCGCCGCCTAGAATAGGATTGTATGGTCTCTCATAAAAGTTCGTCAGAACTAGATTCTTTACACTCTGTTTTACAGACTCACGATTTGTTAATACTTTTACATTACCTGTCACTGGATGAGCAGTAAACTTTAAAGGTATATCTTTAAATACTGGTTCTTTAAGTTCAGGCATATTACATCTCTTTTGTTTTTATTATTTATATTGATTATCTACCAAGACCACCTAGAATAAATGAAGTGTGATGACCGGCTGAACCCCAAGCATTATCTGGTTTTGGTGCTGTTTTTATTTCTTCTAATTTTTTAATATCTTCATTTAATTCTTTCTGACTTTGTTTCATTTGTTCTGATAAATTACCCATAAAACTTGAAACACCTGAGTTAATGTTTTCTGTAGATACCAATCCACCAAGGTCTTTAAATAAACCATTAAATCCTTGCGAAGCTATCATAGCATCTTTTTGCACATCCCCTGTAGATTCTGATGGTAAGTTTCTCCAATCAGATCCTGTTGTAACTTCTTCCGTTTTTGGTACAGATTTTATTCTATCATTAATCTCTTGTAGTTGATTTCTTTTCACTTGAAGTAGTTTATCCCTTTTTGCAAAGAATGATGCTTCATATTCCTCATTAGTTGTAAATCCTTCAGCTACTAAATCACCAAGACCAGATGTTGTTTTTTCTATAACACCAGAATTTAATAATGACTGACCAGCTTCGGATAATCTATCAGTAATTTCCATAAATTTCACTTGCATACCACCCATTACTTCTGGAACAGGTACTGATTCTGTCTTTAAGTTTTTAGGCATAGTTGACAATTGAGGTGGAGCAAATGAACCAAATATTTTTTTGATTTCACCAGTTTTTGCAGTAATTGTTGGTTTTGCCTTGTTTACAACATCTTCGGCTTTCAATGCTACTTCTTCAAGACCCTTTTTCAACTTCTCTGTTGGCAACTTAATGGCATCTGTCGTTGGTACGTCTGGAACATATGCTTTTGTTGTGTACTCATATCCATTAATATTACCATCTTCATCATATGTTGGTGTTGCATCAATATTTGGAACTGCTTTGCAGATATCAAACGATGATAATGCGTTTTGAATTTCAGCAAACTTCGCTGTCAAATCTCCGGTAAATCCTGCAAGACTTCCCTGCAACTCACTCAGACCGCCTGTAATTTCTTTTAAGATATCTTCAAGACCACTTGTTGCTTCGCCAAATACTTCGCGAATCTCAGCAAGTTTACTATCAATCTGTGATGCATTTAATGGATTACCAAGCAGACCAACAAGTTCATTTAATTCTTTCTGAAGGTTTGGAAGTTCTGCTTTAATCTCTGGTATTAGACCATTGAGTTCGCCAAGAGCATCATCAAGTGCACCACCTAACTCGCTCTGTAGACTAGCAATAGAATCAGCAATACCACCCGCTCCTGATGTTAAATTTGCAAGAGCATCCTCAATCGCTTTTTGTGCGTCATCTAATGCTTGTAAATCTAAACTTATTCCACATAAACCTAAATCAGCCATTATAGATTATCCACTGTTGAGTTGGTAGTATCATTGATACCAGTTCTACCAATTGGTCCTGTTGCATTAGTATGATCATCAAAGTTATCTGCAATCCATGTATAAGTATCACCACCAACATGTTTATAGTATGCTTGGTCATAGCGAATATGAGCGTCACCATTGTAATCAATAGAAGACTTCGCATTGTATTTTCTTGTAGCAGCACCAGTAAATGTCATTGAAGATGTTGACTGAAACTCTTCGTTAGCAGCGCCAGTTGATGTATGTTTAAATGTACCACCATTTGCAATACTCATGTTACCAGCCGCAGCAAAGTCAATGTTTTTAATTGAAACAATTTGTGTATTGCCAGTAACGGTAAGTTTACTGTTAACTTGAACTGTTTTTGCTTCACTATATTTAATCGTTGTTTTCTTATTTTTACCTACTATTTCAGTATAATTTCCATCAATAGTTGACCTACGATCACCAGTGACTCTTTCTGCTTTATTACCATTGATTTGTGTGGACTCGTTTGTCAATACTTCTTTTAGATCATTACCTTGAATCTTTGTAACACGATCACCACGAACTGTGACGTACTGATTGCCATCAACTTCTGTGTAATGATCTCCTTGAATATATAACTTGGCATTGCCTTTCACAGTAATGTTCTGTGTACCTTGAATGTATATGTTCTCATCACTAACTACAACTTCATAGTTCTTACCAACGACTTTGGTAACACGAGTACCATCTGATTGAATTTCTTCAAATGTGCCAGCATTATGATACTGATGGATTCTACCAATACCTGGAGTATCATCAATTTCAAACACATGACCTGACTCAGAACGATATACATGATTATATGGATAACTTGATGCTGAACCCTCTTCTCTTTGTGGACCTTCTCCACCATAACGAGCATTAGGTTCATGCCAATAAGGAGTTGTATCTTTACCTTCACTGTCTTCAGCATAGTCAGCATCAGCGCCAACTGTAGGACCAACAGCACCTTTTTGATAAGTGTCGCTCGTTCCATATCTTGATCTAAGAGAAGCAAGATCAGGAGCCGTTGCCGTTGGAACATCTCTTAATCGATTATTTCTTTTTGCGATTAATGAAGCATCTGATTCAGCGACTATTCCGTTACGAGCGAGTCTTGGTGTATCTGGTTGAAACAAACTGTCAAGTGTTGGATAGTTACCTTTGGGATCTGAAAATCCATTTGTAGTCATTTCAGTTGGAATACCAGCCAACGAACCCATAATGACAGGTCTTTGTGCTTCTTTACCATCAGCAAAGAAACCAACAACCCAAGTTCCTTCTAACAATCCAGTAGCAGACCTACCAATACCACTATTAGCAGCTGATGTGATTGGTTGTATTGGTTGTGCCCAAGGTAAATCTTTTGTTGGCAACTCTTTTAGATCATCGGTATGCCAACCATAACAACGAACTCGCACACGACCAAGTTCAAGAGGATCAGCACGATCCTCTACAACTCCATACCACCATACAAATTCTTCACCTAAGTTTTTCATTCTTCTGGTTCCATATTATCTGTAGTCAATTTTACTTCTTCACCAATTATATCTTTTGCGTACACGTCTTTGACACATTCTAATACAGTAAAAAAATTATCGTCTGCGCTGTTAATATTGTGACGAATTGCTGTTACGAAAAAACGATTTCCAAACAATAGATTTTCTTTATTTAAATATAATTCATTCTCTGTATTTTGGGGTATGTGTAAGTTGATGATATTTCCAATTTCAATATCAGTGTTGCCAGGAATAGTAACTTCAAGAACAATATTATTTAATTGTAATCTAGATGCATGATTGTATTTGAACCACTCATGAAGTTTTTTTGGATTTCGAATTTGCGAATCTGTTCCTTTTGCTTTTACAAGAAAATCTTGATTTGAATAATCTTCGCCTATGTTACTAATCATATACAAAGAAGCTGATGTATCAATGTCTTCCGAATATATTGATTTTTTTGAAAACAAAGATTTATTTTTCTCGGTATGACTAATATATTTTGCATCTTTACTATACGTGAATGTATCCGTTTTGAACCTTTTTGTAATAGGATCAATCGATTCAATTTTATGAAAGAACATACCAGTGTTTAATCTTTCAAGATTATCAAACTGACGAATCTTTTTAATCTCCATAATGATTTGATGAGATTTAATTTTTGATTTGATTTTATCTTGACCATCTAAAGAAGCATCCATTAGAAAAAAGTCTTCGACTTTTTCTTTATTTAATAAGTAATCAAGAGTATGTAGATACCATCCATCATAACTCTCATAAAATATGAAATTAGAAGCAAGACTCGTTTCTTCGAATTCTATTTCTTCTTGTGGTTTTGAATATTTTTCATAAGCGTATTTTTTAATTGTGCCTCGACTTTTTGACTGTGTTTCTATAGAAACTTGATTAATAGCTTTTAAAGGAGAAACACCAGGAAAAACAAAAGACTTATTTTCAACCGTTTCTTGTAAATATAGATTTTTCTTTCTTACAATACCAAACTCTTCTTTTGGTTCTAGATAAGAAGCATATATTGCTTTAATAATATTATCGCCTGTCATATCTATATAAGATTTATTGACCGATTTTCTTCCATTATTAATTAGTTCTTGTGAACAAGCACACAACACAAACGCTTCAGACCTTCCACTTATTTCTCTTCTATTTTCGATTTTATATACACGAAAAACATATTGAAGAAGTTTTTCAGTATTCGGTGTTTTAAAACGAACAACAAGCAATTCATCACCGACAATCGGTGCCATCTCAATAATGCCTTTGGAATCTAATATAGCGACTTCACAATACACACCCTGTTGGTACATGTCATGAAAAATTACAAACTCTTGCGCGATAAAGCGAAGAGGTATTATTGTTCCATTATATGTAATCAGTTCGATGCTGCGAATATCAACAGCATTCGGTGCACCTGGTTTTGCCATTATTCAAAAATACTTTCAGCTTCAGACAAAAATTGACCAAGATAATTTTTTTGTAAAATCTTTAATGTTCTTTTCTTTTCGTTTTCTTCAACTTCATATGTATAACTATCTACTTCACGTTTCTCATCAACTGGCAATCCAGCATATGTGGTTGCATCAACATTCAATCGTTTTTCTGGTACAATGGTACCATCAAAAAGTTTTTGAAATGGTTGATAGATCCATTCATAATGGTGTGTTTGTTGCTGGGCTGTTTCAATAGAACCATACTTTCCTCTAACATAGTTTACAAAATCTTGATAACCAAGAGGTAAGTCATATTGTGGATCGATAATATCATTTGTAATCATTATAACCCAATCAAGAGAAACATCACCATAATATCTATTAGCAACATATTGCAATGTTTGCCCTTCCTGTAAATCATATGTATAGTATAATGCAGTTCTATTTTTAAGAACATTAACAAGTTTAAATCTAACAAGAGGATTTTGAATGACTCTGTTAGTACCATCCTTTAACAAATCATATTGAATTGTTGGATGATTTCGAAAATAAAAAGCCATTTTTACCTCTTATAATTATCGATTGATTCTTTTGTCAATGTCGTGACTTCTTGGAAAGACAAACCAATTTGAATTGATACTGGAACCTTTACAGTTTCTGAGGCTTGTTGTTCTTCTTCGCCGAGTTCATCTACAACAACTTCCTTTGTAAAGTATAATGGTTGACCTTCTGCATGGTAATTAACCGAAACATTTTTTAATACAGATGGGCCAATATTAAACAAAAATTCATGGTGATGGAAATCAATTTCAAATTGTTCTGGATAATCATAGAAAAATTGAAGGAAACTACCAGCTCCTGCCGCTTGACTTGGAGCAGAATAGTATTTTAATAATTTAATAATATTCAAAATTGCTACAGATTCTTCAAAGTTTTTGGCAACGACTTTCCATGAAAATTCGTGAACACGAAATTCTGGTTGAGAATATAATAACGCCATATATGGATTTCTTGCTAATCCAGCGCCGCCTAATGCTCCTTGACCATAAGGAGTTGCACCAGCAGCACCAGCTAATGTGTATACTCCATATGCTCCGGCTGTTTTCGCTGCTGAAGCAGGATCAGTTTTATCCCAAACTTCTTTTAATTTTTTACCTATAGTAGAAGCAGCGCCACCTGCAGCATCCAAACCTTTTGATAAATCTAAATTAAAAACAGCGTCAACAAGTTTATCAGCGTTATTTCCTAAACTATTTATCGTACTTCTAAGTTTAGCGCCAGCAAGAGCGTTACCAATAGGACCGATACCCTCAGCGTTATATGTTTGATTATATGCAGTTGCTAAGTTTAATGGTAAAGGTAAAAATATTCTGGCCAAATCTGCATTTAGTAGATAATCTTGTTCTCGCCGCAAACTGCTTGATGATCTTTTTATGATACGAATAGCCATCCAATGATCTATTTCTTGTATATTTTCTGGAAAATAAAAACTTTCAGCAGAATTTGTTCCACCAAGAGCGGCAGCAAGTTCATCGTGTGCTGGTTTTTCATACGAAGCATTGTCTCCTAAAATTTCAGATGGTTTTTTGGACATATAAATAATCCTTGTAAACGGGGTTTGATTATTTATAATGACTTCACTCAAAGGCAGATATCGACCAACTCATCCACAGAAGTACAAAGGCGATCCGACGAACATTATCTATCGTAGTTCGTGGGAGTTAAAGTATATGAAGTGGTGTGATCATAATCAGGCTGTGATCCAGTGGCAGTCCGAAGAGTTTTCTATACCGTATCGTCATCCGATAGATGGTAAGGTGCATAGATATTTCCCTGACTTTCTTGTTAAAATAAAAACATCACATGATATCGTTGAGACATGGGTGATAGAAATCAAACCTATGTATCAAGTCAAAGAACCAAAGCCACAGAATCGTAAAACAAAGAAGTATCTAACAGAAGTCAAGACGTATGCAATCAATCGTTACAAATGGGACTATGCTATTGAGTGGTGTAAAGATCGTGGATACAAGTTCATCATACTCACTGAGAAAGAGTTGAATGTTTAATATAAATAATCAAAAGGAGTACTGCTTTGGTAGCATACATATTCGATAAGATGTTAGTACAGGGTGTTCGTTCTGGTCAAATCCCCGCTCGAACACAACAGTCTCGTGATTGGTTTCGTGATAAGGCTAAGAATGCAAGTGTGACTCCAACAAAGTTAATGAAAGAAGACGTTTCTCGGTTTGTGAATCGAGCAACAGTTGGTAAGATGTATCACTTTTACTATGATCCAAAACATAAGAAGACACTACCTTACTATGATACATTTCCATTGATTTTTAAAGTGAAGAATGTTCCTAATGGATTTCTTGGTCTCAATCTTCATTATCTTCCATTAAGACAACGAGCAGTGTTGATGGATGCATTATATGATTTGACAACAAATACAAAGTATGATGAAACAACGAAGTTAAGAATCAGTTATGATATTTTGAATGGAGCGGCGAAGTATAAGTGGTTTAAACCAACATTGAAGATGTATCTAAACAAACATGTGCGATCAAGGTTTTTAGAGATTAGTTCTGTCGAATGGGATATGGCATTATTCCTTCCAACAGAAAGATTTGAGAAATCAAGTAAACGATCTGTCTGGAAAGACAGCAGACAAATGGTATAACAAATGGCATTTAACGTCAATCAATTTCAAGCAGAGATGACAAGAAACGGAATCGCTAAGACAAGTGATTTCGAAGTTGAGATTACAGGAGCACCAGTATCTGGTAATGTTCTTGAATCAAGTCAGTTATCTCTTGGTTCGATTCTTTCAAATCCAGTTGGTACTGTTACTGATGCTGTTGGTGATTTTCTTGGTGGTATTTTTGGTACAGGAACTGGTGGTGCAAGATCAATGTCGTTTAGAATTGATTCTGTAACTTTTCCACAACGGTCTCTTGGACGTATCGATTACAAAGATTATGGCGCACCATATAATATCGGCAGTCTTGCAAACTATGTTAATATCGATTTCTCTGTTATTCTCAGCCCAGATTTAAGAGAACGTGAGTTCTTCATGCAATGGCAAGATCGTGTTACAGGTAATCATAGAACAGGTGGTTCGAACTTTGATATTGGTTACTATGATCAGTATGTACTCAAACAAGGATTTACGATTTATCAGTTGAATCCAAACGGGCAAAGAACATATGCTATTCGTCTTGTTGATTGTTATCCAGAACAGATTGCATCATTATCTGGAAACTGGAGTGCGACCGACGTACAAAAACAAAATGTCACAATGGCATATAGATACTTCACTGAAGAAAGACTTAAAACATCATTCACCTTTGATCTTGACAATGTTGCTTCTGCTTTCAATGCTGTGAAGAATCTACCAAACCAAATAAAAGGAAGATCAAAAGACGCTCTGAACAGAGCAGGATTCCCATTGAATTTATAATATTGACCTGGAGTAAAATATGGCTTTACCTAAATTAGTAACACCTGAGTTTGAGACTGTTATTCCTTCGACAAAAGAACCGATTAAGTTTCGCCCGTTCTTAGTGAAAGAAGAAAAAATTTTGTATATGGCTCTTGAGGGCGGCGAAGAAAAAATTATACAAGAAGCAGTTTGTAACATTCTAGATTCTTGTATTCTAACATCAAATGTTGATGCTAAAAAACTTGCATCGTATGATATTGAATATTTGTTTTTACAATTAAGAAGTAAATCGGTTGGCGAGTCTGTTGAGTTAAATCTTCGTCATGGTGCGGATATTGAATGCAAACATATTACGGAAATGACTATACCTTATGGAAATATTGGTGTTACTTTTAATGAAAAACATCAAAACAATATTAAGATAGATGACAAATATGGGATTAAATTGAGAGATCCATCTTACTTCGATATTACTAACACTATTAATGAAAATCAAGATGAGTTACAAAACATCTTTAATATCATTGTAAATTGTGTGGAATGTGTGTACGACGAAGAAAATGTATATGATGAGTTTACAAAAGAAGAGATGAATGATTTTCTTTCAAACCTAACACAATCTCAATTTGAAAATATTAAAAATTTTTTTGATACATTACCAAAATTAGAACATGAAATTAGTTGGACATGTGAAGAATGTGGTAAAGAAGAAAAATTAAAATTGGAAGGGTTGCAAAGTTTTTTTATGTAGGGCTCAGTCATGATTCGTTGATTAATCATTATTATACGAATTTTGCTATGATGCAACATCACAAATATTCATTGACTGAGTTAGATAACATGATTCCTTTTGAAAGAAAAATATATGTTGATTTATTATTGCAACATCTAAAAGAAGAAAAAGAAAGATTAGAGAACCAAAATGTCTAGTTTCGAAGCAGTAATTGATAGGATGAAACAAGAGGGTGATTTGACTCGCAACAGCGGGACAAATTCTCTCAAACAAATTAATAGAACTCTAGAATCTATCTTAGAGACTCTTAGTAAAAATTTTAAAACTCTTCAAAATATCAAAACCGCTACTCCATCTAGAACAACACCTAGAGATGATACCCCCATACCAGAAAGAATTAGCCCTGAGTTTAAGACTCAGAGGAGTGGTGGTGTCATTTCAGCAATGAGTTCTGCAATATCTGGGCAAACGATTGGTAGATTAGGTATTGGTAGTTCAGGTAAAGCGCAACAAAAAAGAAAAGAGATTGCCGACGCCTCTGGTTTAACAAAACTCAGAGAAATGAGAGAAGGCGCTATTGAAAAACTATATTCGTTTTCTGATTCAAAAACAAAAAACAAAAAAGAAGATGAATCGTTAAAAGAAGAGAAAGAACAAACTTCTTTATTAAGAGAACTTGTTGGTACTTTTAAAAAACGATTTTTCAAAGAAAAACAAGAAAACTTAAAAAGAGCAGATGTAGAATCTCAACAAAGAGAATTTGATTTTGGTGGGGAACCTACCGCAGAACCAAAAGAAAAAAGTAAAGGTATTTTTGGTACTCTTTTTAGTTTATTAGGTTCTGGTCTAAGTACAATTTTTGGACCTATTATTGCATTATTAACAAATCCTACCGTGTTGGCTTTACTTGTTGGGATTGGTGCTTTTCTTGTCGCAGTAAAAACTTATGAAAAAGATATACTTGCCGCCAGAGATGCTTTGGTTGAATGGTCAAAACCGTTTACAGATTGGTTACAAAAGACTGGAGGAAAATTAAGAAATACTTTAGGGATTGCAATTGATACTGTAACAGGATTAACTAAATCACAAGAAAAAATGATGCAAGAAAGTCCAGGGACTGAATCCGATTTTCAAAGTAACGCTTGGAAGGGTAAAAGTCCCTACATGACAAAAGAAGAAAGAGAACAATATAACAAACAATTAGAAACTGGTCAAGCAAAAATAACTTCTAAAAGAACAGAAGAAATAAAACAAGGATTATCTAGAAGCGAAGTTGAGTCTGCTTTAAAAACTGAAGAAGGAAAAAGAAGTGGTTTTTGGAATTCAATTGTTGGTCCCGGTGACAGGATAGTTAGTGGACCTCTTGCTGGATTAACAATGGATCAAGCTAGAGCATTACTTGAATCGACAGAATTGAAAGATACTGCTCCTAAAAAACAAATGCGTAACAGCGCCGCTGTCGTTATGCGAGGCCCCCCGCCGGCAGCATATAAGGAGGGAGCTGCTGATCCTGATGATATTTCGGGGAGAGTTGTTCCACGTGGAATTCCAGAATCTTCGCAACAACTCGGTCAAGGATCTGGTCAACGACCAATCATCGTTAATAATGTTTCAGCACCTACAACAGTAGATGCATCAACAAACGCTCCAACCACAGTCAATGGTGGTGGTAATGGTTACAGTGCTCCTGCAGCAAGAAGACAAATGACATTATATCCATCGATGGATGCTACAGGCGCATAAAAAAGAGGGGACCCAGCGGATCCCCTCTCCAAAACGCATTGCGCTATTTTGTATTAGTCTTCTTCTGCTAGCTGTTTGAAGAAGTCTAAGCTATCATCAGATGACTCTTCGCTCAAAGGTTGATCCTCTTCTTGAACCTTCGCGGATTGAA